GCTTTTGCTTGTGCTGGCTTTTTTGCAAACAAACTAGTAATTAGGTTAGTTCCTACATCAATTAAACTAGGCTTTTGCGCTGCCTGGTATTCGGCCTCAAACTCCGCTTCACTTTGTTTTATCGGCATATCAGCCGTAACGGTAACGCCGCCACGTCTGCGAAACGCCATAAAAGCAAGCGCTGCGCCTGCTACTAGTAGGATTGGTAATATATTTTTTTTCATCTGTTTGGTAGTTTATTGGTAAAGGCTATTAATGTTTTTAGCTGGCTATCGGAAAGTCCGTCCCAGGGTAATAAGCCACCACCATTTGTTAAAAAAGAAAGTAGATCCTGTTTATAGATCTGCTGAAAAACGTCTGCTAGAAATGATACTGCTGCTTTGCTCGGCACTCTACTAAATGCTGCTAGTACAGCGTTAAAGTCGTCCTGGAAAATTCCAAAGGCGTTATGGATCTGCCTAGACAGCCTTTCTGCCTCGGCGCGCACTATTAATCTACCGCCTACTTTTTTATAGTAACTCGGTTTAAAATAACTATTGGGATCTGTAATTAACTGACTAGCCGCTTGTGATCCTGGCCCTGCAGCTAGTCCACCAGCAATAAGTATGCGCTTAATTGCCGTAAATGCTAGCAGGCCGCCAGCTATGTAGATTGCGTCCCTCGTTGTTATTTTCATTTCCGTAGCATTGATAACAGCATTGTGATCTGTGATTCGGGCATAGCTGCCAGCTTTGCCAAGTCGTCTGCTGTTACTCCTTTACTAAATAAAATTTGTAGCGTTGTTTCAATATCCTGCGTTCCGCTTACGGCTGCTACTCTAGGCCTGGAAAAATTACCTACAAAATTGCCTAGCGCAGCAATAAGTAACTGCTGCACTTGCGGCTGTTGTAACATTCCTGCTAGTATGCTGCCTGGCGTGACTGGCTTTTCTTCTTCTTCTTCTTCGTCCTCGTCGTCCATTTCTGCCAGCCTTTCTGCGCGTAGTGCGCGGATCTCGTTTAGGATCTCGTTGTTTATTTGTGCCTGCTGATTGCTTACGCCATAGCCAGCTATCATTCCTAGTGGTGCTTCATTAACTACGAATACTTTGTTAAGCGCTGGCGTTGCTTTCTCTTTGTCCTTATCATTAAAAATTCCTAGTACAAAGTTGTTATAGTCGTCGCTAGATATTAACGCAAGTTCGGACTGCAGCTTTTGATAGCCTTCGTCCTTATCCTTACCGTCATAAGCGCCAGTAATGTTTCTAGGCATTACTGAAAAACGATACAACTTCCAGGCCGCTTGCGGCTGTTCATTGTACCAGTTTAATACTGCGCCTGCAGTTCGTAGTTGTGCTGTAGCAGCCATAGTTTTTAGATATAATAAACTCCAAAAATGAAACTGAAATTTGCTGTGTTTGCTGGTGCGCTAGCAATTTGAATAAACGATTTATCCCAGGTTACCTTCTGGCCTTGAAACTCAAACAGTCCGCGTACAAACGGCGTGCTTGCGCTAGTTGTTGCCTGTGTTCTAACTAGGCTTACTAAAGGTATTCTGTATAGATCCTGGCGTTCATTTGCGTAAAGTACCAGGTAAGATTTTTGTAAAATTGCTGCTGTTGCTGTTGCTACGTTATTTGGCGAAACTGTCATAGTATCAACTCCAAAAGATTCCATAGCTAGCAAGCTAGTATAGCGCAGTTTTGGTAGGTCTGGAAATGACCATTGTGTTTGCGTCTGTCCTGTGCTTGCAACTCCAGGTACTAACAATTCTACTAGTTCGTATTTAGCGGCTTTAAATGCCATTGTAAAAAGTTTAAATAGGGCCAGCACTAGGCTGGCCCTGGTTAAAATAATAATTAGCGTACAGGCGTAACGTTCTGTGCCAAATGACCACGCATAATAATAACAGCGCGACTGTTTGATTCAACGGCTGTCATAGCTTGCGGCAACTGTACAGACAAAATGTTCTGTTTAGATCCTACAAGCACCCACGCTGGCTCAATAGGGTAAAAACCACTATCCGCACCACTTTGCTGATCTTTGTAGTTGATTCCACTAGTTGTGTAATCAGCGTTAGCTGTTTCCTGCTGCTGGGGTACTGAATAATGTCTGTATAAGTCATAAGACGGAACTATTTGTCGTCCGTTTACGGTTAAAGACAGGCTAGAGTTGTACCAGTTGAACAAACTAGTAGCTGTGTTAGCTGTTGAGAAAATACTAGCGTTAGGATAAGTTACCAACTGAAAGTTAGTAGCTGTGCTGCTGCTAGGCTTTGCAAAAAATAATCCAAAAGAAGAACATACAAATGCGTCCTGTAAAGCAAGACGGTTTTCTGTGTTCGTTGCACTAGTTGAACTAGAAGATACGTCGTTCACTAATACTGGAAATTGATAGTTTGTGATAGTAGTTGATAAACTTACTTCCAAACGTAGATAGGACTGTGAAAGTACAGCCTGTCCTAGCGAAAAACCAGCGTTATTGATCGCCTGTTTCGCTTTTTCAAATGCTAGGCGTGTGCCTACTGCTGTTGCCATTGTGTTTTTGCCCTGTTCGTTGGCCCAGGGCTGGGCTTTTTAATTTTTAAAATAAAGGTGAATACAGGTGATTAAGGATTAATACTCGTCGCCTTCCTCACCATATCCAGCCAGTACTGAAAGGTCGTCGCCAGCCATTACGCTGTCGTCGCCTGCAATTACGCTGATATTGTCGGGTACTTCGCCAACTGTTACTGGAAAAGTCATTGTGTCGTCCATTTGTCCTAATGCAGGAACTAATTGACCAACTAGACCAGCGCCGCCTGCAGCGATCATACCGTTTCCGATTGCTTTACCCATATCCCCTTTTAGGATCATTGGAAAAGCTAGTCCGATACCTAATACTGCAGCGTTTTTAATACGCTCGTCGCCTACTGGTATGAAACCAGCAACTTTTTTACCAATAACTGCACCAGCGATAATTCCCAATGCAGCTGTAATGTTGGCTTTGCCAACTGCACCCATACGTCTGCGGCGTGTGCTGCGTCTGCGTGTGCTTTTTCTACGTCTTGCCATTTTTTGTTTATTGTTAAGTTAATACGTCCTAATTACCATAGTAGCTTGTCAGCAAAGTAGCCTGGCGATCCTTTCACTTTTCTGTCTTTTTCGTGCCTGGCTTTGTAAAGTTTTCGGCGCTGATCTGCTACCTTTTTACCGAATAACTTTTTGTAGGTCGGGTAATCTAAATAACCCCTGGCGCCTACACTTACTATAAAATTTCCTTTTCTGTCATAAACATCAATTTTTTTTTCTGCCTTACTACTGGGCCGCACTTTTACATTTAATCGCTTTGCCTGGGCCAGCGTGTAAGGCAATATCTTGTACATTATTTTAAAATACCATTTTCAGCAAATGAATAATGACCGTCTTTTGTAATAATTATGTGATCCAATACATTCATATTATGAAAATTAGCAACTTTTACTATTTGTTTTGTTGTGTCAAGATCTGCGTTACTAGGTTTTAGTTGTCCACTAGGGTGATTGTGACATAGAATAACAGCTGTCGCGCCTAACTTTAAAGCAGCAGCAAATAATAATCTTAAGTCCATTACAGTTGAAGTAATACCGCCCATTCCGAATTGATAAACTCCTAATACATTTGCATTGTTATTTAAAAATATAGCAACTGCAAATTCTTGTGTTTCAACTTTTGATTTTGTAATGAATTTTTTTAAAATTTCAACTGCACTTTCTGATCCTGTAATTTTTAAAGAAGATACTCTTTTACCTCTTGTTAATCTAACTTTTACTTCAGGTGCTAATTCTTTTAATGATGTAACTGCGCCAACTTTACCAACTACTATTTCTGGTTGATCTTTATAGCCACTAATTCTTGTATAATGTACAGTAGTATTTTTTCCCTTTCTAAAAGTTGCTACATAACCGTTTATTCTTCTGTCTACATTTTTTATTTTCGGTTTTTTAGTTCCGCTAACAACTCTTACACTAACATTATGACTTTTAGTGTCTTTATGTGTCTGTCCTACTTTCTTTTTTCCTGCTTTACTATAGCTGATAGCAAACGCTTGCTTTACAGCTTGCGCTTGCGTTAATTTAGGGTTTTTCTTACGCAGCTTTTTAGCCTCGGCTACTACTGCTTTAAATTTTGCCCTGGCTGCTCGTTGTTTTGCTGTCATTTTTTTCTAGTTAAAAAATAAACGGCAGCTGCACCGCCGATAATTAAGGGTAAGTAATTTGGTTTTCCTGTATCTACTTTTTCTGTAAAAGCTGGCGTTTGTGTTATTTCCATACTAGGCGCGCTATTCTCGTCAAAAACCTGGTCGGCTGTATCAATGTTAGCCGCCTCGGTTGCTGCTTTAGGCTCTAGCGCTTTTTTTGCTAATTCCTGCGCTTTTGCATTTAGCGCGTCTTTTCCTAGTTGTACTAATTCCGCAGGATCAATACCAATATCGCGTAGGACGTTTGCTACTTTTACTAGTAATGGCGCTGCCGCTGTTGCTGTTGCTGCCGCTGGCGCTACTCCTATGTAACTATCGTCGCCAAAAATTCTTTTTTTCTTTGATCCACTTTCCCAGGCCTTTTTTAGCGCGTCTAACTTGCCGCCTACACCTTCCCAAAAATTAGTAACCTTACTAGGCGCTTTTTGCCAGGCTGCTGCTAGTTTATTTCCTAGTCCGCCAAAGTTTAACGCTACCAGCGCTAAAAATGCGTTGCGTACTGGTGCTGCAGCTACTTTTAGTACAGCTTTTGCACCTTTCTTAAGCACTTGCCCTGCAGTACGTCCTGCAGCTTTGCGAGCAGCTTTCACTTCTGTTACGGCTGCTTTTTTCGCCGCTTTTGTCGGCGCGCTTTTCTTTGCTGCTTTAGCAGCTTTTAGGGCCGCTTTTTGTTGCGCTGTTGCGCCTACTCCGCTAATTGAATATAAGGCCATAGGTTTTCTATCTGTTGCGTAGGTGTACGCTTTTTTATAGTCGAATTTATTTAAAACTGGATCAATCCAAATTTCATTCTTCGTTCCAGGATTAACCACTACAAAAACGTGCTGCGGCTCTTTGTTAAAAACTCTATAGCTAGCAAATCTGTAGTTAAAAGGGATTCCTAGATTTTGCAAAATGCCGCCAGCAAATAAACTATAATGCTTGCAGTCGCCGTACCCCTGCGCTAGTATTGCGCTAGGACTTTTTACAGTTTGTCTGCTACCAGGCTCGATAATGTATTTTACATTTCCTTTTAAGAAATTAAAAATTTTCCTGGCTGTATCTCTAGTAGATCCTGCATTAAAAAAAGAACTTATTTTGGCATAATCGCCAGCGTGTTTTTTGTGCGCGTCTAGTATGGCTTGAATTATGTCGCCTGTACTTTGATCGCTTTCCAGCATTTCGTGCCGATTTTGAAACGGCGCTAGCTGGCCCATTAACACATTTACATTCATATTGTACGACTTTCACTAATTGGTACAACTAATCCGTCTACGTTTGCTGTTCCCTGGAAACTAGCAGCTATAGATCCTACAGGCTGCGTCAAAATTTCTCTAATTGATTGGAAAACTCCAGTTGCACTAGGTCTAGCTGTAAGTCGTAAAATACTTTCCTGGTTAGGTAATACTTTCTGATCGCCAAATGCTGAAACATTAGCCAGGTACTTGTCATTAACACTAATTGATCCAGTAATACTTTTAATAGTGATAGTTTGATTCGTCGGATTCTGCACTGCCATTTCCACGTTAATAGTGGGCGCTAGTAGCGTGCCGCCTGGGCGCAGGCTGCGCAGCATAAAATTTGCTTTTTGGCCAAAACGAAGTTTGGAAAGTAAGTATATCGCGGCTACGCCACCAACTACCCAAAAGATATTTCGCATTGTGCTATTGCTAGCGGCTTTTTTGTCACGATCGTTTGTCTAGTTCCGAAAATAAAAAACCTCGCGCACTTTTCCAAATTTTACCAGCTAAAAACGTGATTTTTCAATGTTAATAACTACTTTTCGATTTATATATGCAGGCCTTTATCGGGCCTAGCATAGATAAATCGAAGTTACAGAAAAAATGTGAATAACTAATTTATTTTACCCTAAAAAATATCCACAATTTTTATGTTACCTGTATTGACCTTTATTTAAAAAAAGTAGAGTCACTAAAGTATACGCAAAAAAATAGGCCCTAGTAGAAACCAGGGCCGTCAATCTTGCTTGCAATTAAACCAATACTGCCTATGAAAGTACGAATTTAGCGTTTATTTCTCAAAGTCGTGTATAAGCCAGCTACGGCGCTCAAATTTGCCGCTTTCTTTGTCGTACCAGTTAATATACCAGGCGCCAGCTTTTAAGGCAAATTCGGCAAATCTTAAGGCGCTGCTTATGTTTCTGTACTTTCTAGGTCTTTTAGTTCCAGGCTTAAAAAAAATTATAGCAGTTTTTAATTCTTTTGCCATTATTTACTATATTTACTGTGAATACAGGTGACTTGCGGTTAGTTCCGTAGTCGTTTGTCCGCAGCCAGTCGAGTTTACTCCTGGCTGCTTTTGTTTTAGAACGGTAGGTCGTCAATCATTATGCTATCTATATTTCCGTCCTTTACTCCTGTTCCCATTTCTAGGCGCTGCTGCTCGCTGCCTGGCCCTTCTTGGGGTTTAGGTACAATTTCAGTAAATAAGATTCGCAAATAATTGCCGCCTGTTTTACTCTTGTTAAGCCAGCCAGCCATTTTGTATTCTTTATCGCCTACTATTGCTTTTCCGCTGTAGTCAGGCGAAAACTCTTTAGCCTTTTGCTGATTTCTGTAAAGGCTGCCGCTGTTGTTTTTAGTTTCCATAGTTTTTGTGTTCAGTTACCCCTGTCCCCAGGTTTAAGATTTTTTTGTTTTTTTAGGTAGTGTGATAGTTTCCTGCTGTATGTACGGCACTTGTTGCCATTGACCGTTAAAATTCATTATAGCAACTGGATCAAAGTCGTCACTACTGCGTAGATATTTCGGTTTTAGTACGAACTGTCCAGCCTCTTTGTTTTTCTCTACAATCATTGTGCTTTGCGCCCAGCGGTCTGTATTAGATCCTAAATGACCTAGCGTTTCGCCCTGTCCTTTACCCAGGTGTAGCACGCCAATCATTAAGACGTTATACTGTTTTGTGATCCGCTTAAACCAATTAGTAAGCCTGCGCGTTTCTTCTTCGCTATTGTAGTTTAAACATAGATCTAGCAGGCCGTCTACAATAATACAGGCGCAATCCTTATTGTCAATAAGGTACTGCTCAATCATAGCGCGAATACGTCCTGGCATATCCTCACGCAAAGAAAATGCGTCAAATGTACTAGGCAAACTGCGCTTATCAGCTAGCGCCAGGATCTTGTCTATTTGTCTGTAAAAATCAAAGTCGCTCATTTCAGTATCAAAATAGCCGATCCTGGGCCTGTCTGTAGGTAGCTGTAGTTTCATTCCCCAAATTCCCTGGTATGGCGGCACAAGCGCCGACGCTGCAGCTGCGCCGACAAATGTACTCTTACTGGCTTTAGGTAGTCCGCTAAAAATAATATAGGACTGAAGCATACCGACCACCTTACTTTGAATAGTGAAAATAGGCTGCTGGCTTGCAGGCCGCTGCGCAGGGTTATATTTCCTGGCCTGTAGTAAGTCAGTTAGATTCGGTAGTTCGTTTGTCATTTTTAGTAATTCCAGTAACTAGAAAGCCATAGCATAAAAGCTAAAATAACGAATAGCCAAAATTTAGGACTATTCAATAATTTGTAAATTATCTTTTTCATTGTTATTTAGTTTTTTTAATTCGTCCAAAAGTTCCTGGGCCATAATGATAGCAGCCTGCGCTGGCGTAAGCATATCGCCATTTTTAGATAGTTTTTTTGTACTGGCTAACTCTAGGTAATGCGGCAAAAGTTGCAGGCTAAAATACTCTAATTTAGATAGTCCAGGGATCGGCGCTACTAGTCGGCCTAAATTGTCTTGCGCTACTTGTGGGGGAAACGCAGGCGCGTCGTAATGTACGTTTTGCATAGTTTGTAAGTTTTGATTAAAAAAATAATTGCATAGCCTATTTCAACTAGTAGTAGTACAATTAAGCATACTAGTCCAGTCCAGGCAAATGTTAAAATAAATTTTAGTTTATCTCGTAATGTCATTAGGTAAAAATTGACTGTTAGTAAGCTGGCGCTGATAATAGTCAATACTGTCGTCGATAAGTACGCGCAGTTCCATAGCCAGGTTAAACGGCACTAGGCGCTGCTCTATAAGCGCTTTACTGCCGCAATCAAAAGTAACCTCTATAGTCACTTTAGATCCTTCCAAATTTTTACCCAAGAATTGTAGTGTGTTGATTTTTCCCTGTAGCATTTGTTTGTACGCTGCCAGGTCAATAGCTGTAGTAGCCATAGTTTTGAATTTTGGTTAGTAAGTTATCGTTTGTCAATTCAAATTTATAGTAACTTTTTGCATATAAACAAAAAAAAATCTAGCTGTGACTGGCTAGATTAAATAAAATGCTATAAATTAGTAACTTATGACAAATATAACTCGGCTTCTAATTTTCGCCTATTTGTTAGTCCTGGCACTTCTTTTCCTGCAACTTTATTCCAGCGTAAAAACTCCGCTGCTACATTACTAGTATTTTCGCCTGCATTTAGTTTTCGCAGTAGTGTAGATCTACCAAATGCGCCTAGTCCTATATTGTAAGCCAAACTAGTTAGCGCTGCTAGTTGATTTTCTGTTACTGGACGTTTTAATAATGCTTTTACGCGGCCCTGCACGTTTGCTGTAGTGATCTTTAGCCACTCCAGCGCTTTTGCTTTTGTAATTACGTCGCCCTGCTTAATAGGTAGGCCTGTTTCGGGATTAATTGTATTACCGTAACCAATAGTCCATAGGCCGCCGCTATCTTTATAGGCGCGTAAACGCAACCCCTCAAACTTTGCTATAATCTTTGCAGCTGACACTTTACTAGTAATTAGAATAAGGCCTACAATAGCTAGGGCAATAATATAGTTCCTGTAGCCTTTCATTCATTACAACCCTGTTTTATCGTAGTCCTTTGCTACTCCTAGACCTAGACCAGTTGTTATGGCTGTAATGCCTTCAATCATTTGTCCTTTTAAAATTAGTGCGACGCCGCTAACAATGCTGGCTATTCCGAAAAACGTAGTTTTCCAGTTACGCGGTTTTTTTAGTTTCATATTTTAAATAGTTTATTCCGTTGTATAGTATTGTAGCTATTCCCAGGCCTGCTAGGATCAATTTTTCGCTATCTGTTAATTTAGGACGCATAGCAGCGTAGAGCATAAACGGCCCTATAAAAGCTACGTCAGCTAGCCTAATTAACTGCGTTTTCATTAATCTTTAATTAAATGCTCTAGCAAAATGTCCAGCTTTGTTTCTAGCCTGGTTAGTCGCTGATCGTGGTCGTCATTGGCGCGCTGCTTTTCCTCTAGCGCTTTTACGCGCTGATTAAGTACGGCCCAGCTTGCACCAGCTGAAAAAATACTAGTTACTACTATCGCTATTACCTGGCTGTCCATTTTCTTTTTTCGTTTCTTCTGCGATCTGTGCGTTCACTTCACGCAGTTTTAATTGTAAAAATTCAATGTTTGCTAATAAGTCGTAAGCCTGCGCTTTAAGTTCCTGTACGTTTGCCATTTTTTTAAGGTATTAAGGTTAAATTAAGTTGCTCGCAAATATACTCATAAGCCGCTAAATTAACGTCGCTAGCAGCACCCCAGTCAGCATAAGCCTGGCCGCTGATCGTAGTATTACCCTGGGTTAAACTTTGCTTTGTTTCGTTTCCTTCGCTGTCAGTTGTTACTTTACTGATGTTCCAGTAAAACTGCGCATAGTCCGAAAGGTTGTCGTTTACTATACTAGCGTCAATATAGTTGCCAGTTTCGCTTTGTCCGTTTTGCCAGATCTCTACTGGCTGAATTGAATATCCCATTTATTTTATTTTTATGTTACTGTTGCTAATTTGTAAAGAGTGCCGCCAATATCTACCTCAATATATTCTGTTGTATTAACCACTACTGTTGCTGCTACGCGGCTGCCTAGTTTCCAGCTTGCTGCTGTACCAGTATTAGGTGCAGCTGTTCTTATAGATCCACCTATTAACAATTTATCTGAAGGACTAGTAGTAGTTCCAATTGCTACATTTCCTCCATTAGGGGCGATAAATATATTTTGATAAGCTGAAACATTATAGTCATACGACTCTAATCTCGCGCCATAACTTTCATACGATAAAAATACTCCAGCACCATTAAAACCTTGAAAAGTACCTTGTGCGGATAGATTTTTTCCAGCTATAACATCTTGATCAATATATGTTCTTCCATTAACTCTAAATTTCCAACCAGCGTCTGTTGTAGTGCCGATTAGGAAATTTCCAGTATTTGCAAGCCTTGTATATTCCGTTGAACCAATAGTATTGGTAATAATTCCATTGGCCCTTAATGCTAAATTACCGCCCATTCTAATTTGCGTGTTAGCATTTGGCCCTTGTATTGTACTTTCGTCAGTAGGTAAATATATTGCTGGCTGTACTGCATTATCTTGTGTAATAACTAATCTACCGCCACTCGTTGAAACGGTGCTACCGATACCTAAATTTCCACCATCAGTTAATATCATTCTTTCGGCATAACTTCCGCCATTATTATTGGCAAATACTAAACCGCCATTAGAACCCGCGCCTTTATTATAAATTAAAATAGTTTCACCATTTCCGGCCGACCTATTCCAACCTATTTGTAAACCTTGCACATCAGAAAGTGTTGCGCTTGCACTATTTGACGCAAAATAAGAATATTGACCAAATGTTGCAACATGTAATGCACCTAAAGGATTATTAACTCCAATACCTAAACCAGTTGAAGTTAAACGCATTTGCTCACTACCCGCTATTTCAAATTTTTGAGTTGAAGCATTTAAAAGTAACGCGCCTAATGTTGTTATTCTTGCGCCTTGTACATTATCT